GACCCCGCTGGTGCCCTGATCAGACCGCGCGATCTGGAGCATGGGTCGCCAGGTAGTAGCGGGCGGTGAGGGGGATGGCCGCGGCCGTGGGGTCGCCGGTGATCAGGATGCGAGCGGCAGTGAGCAGCAGGGCCTGGCGGAGGGCATGGGGCAGCTGCTCGGGAAGATCGTGGCCGGCGGCCTGGGCCACCAGGGCCTGGGCGTGGTCTAGGGCATCCTGCTCGCGGTCGAGATCCTCGGCGCCGGGGGCGCCCATGAACTCCGCCAGGTCGGCAGCGGTGAGCGGCAGTGCCGGGGCCGGGGCAGGATCGGCGGCCTTGCGGCGGCGGCGGGGGGTGGTGGCCATCAGTTGATCGGTTCCTCCTGGGAGAAGAGCTGGACGTCGCCGATGGGGCAGGCCTCCCCGGTGTTCGCGGTCGGGCAGCCGGGGGTGACCTGACCGCCAGGGTAGGCGCCGCTGCGCATGATGTCGTCGTCGTCCACCACGTAGGGGTTGCTGCAGTCGCGGTAGGGGGTGTTGTAATCCACCTGATAGCGAAGCGTGGCGGCAAAGGTGGGCAGGCTGCCTTCCACCTCCAGCTGACCGGAGCTGGTGTCGAGCAGCTCGGCATCGGCCGACTCGAAGCCGGGGATGGTCCAGGTCTGCAAGGCCTGTTCCACCTCGTCGCCCAGTTCGTCGAGGATGGCGTCGATGTCCGCGGTGTCGACCACGCCATCCTGATCCTGCGCCGCCGGTGGCTCCTGCACCACGATGACGATGGAGACGATGCAGCGGCGCCGCTCGTAGCCGTTCCAGCCGGAGACGGATCGGTTGATCACCTTCTCCGCATCGCGGGTGTGAACGATCGCCGCCGGCAGGGCATCCTCCTCCAGGGGCATGAGCCGACCGGAGTAGGCCCGGCCCTGCAGCGATGGCGCCGCGGCCTGGAGGCGTGCGACAAAGCTGTTGCGGAGAATGGTGCGGCGGCTGGTCATGGAATCGCGGAAGCGAGGGCGTTCATTAAGGCTGTGATTCGGGCGTTGAGGATGGCGAGGTCCAGGGATTCGCCGATGGAGTAGGAGGAGATTCGGCCGTTCGAGTGATTTTTAACCACGCCCCCCTCAAAGCGTGCAAATACCAAAAAGGTTCCGGCCGAGCTGGGCGTAGTGCTACTTGCGAAAAATGTATTACTCGCATTGGCCACCCTCCCAACAAAATTGGCGCTATTTGACCTCGATTGCCCGATAAACCCAGTTGTGCTAAGTGACGCCGCGGAGTAATTGATACCAAGCTGCCTAAGGCTGAATCCGATATTATTTCCGTCCAGCGCGTAAATAGTATTTCGCTCGCCAGGATCGCAGCCCATGTAAACGCAGCTACTGGTTCGAGCGGTCGAAACATAAACACTGGTATGAACGTTGTTCTGCGGGTCTGCGTTGTTTGCTCGGTTGCTGTTTAAGTAATTATCTGTTCCGTTTCCGGCCAGTCCCGTCTTCCTGTTGTAGTTCCACCCGCCTTCAGTGCCAAACCGAGTTGGCGCTGGGCCCACAACGGGCTCCAAGCAACCCAGCAAGGTGCGAGCGCCGCACATGAACGGCATGGCCTTGATCTTGCTGGCGGCTTGCGCAATGACACCACCACTGATACCAAGACTGGTATCTGCTACCAAATCTTGCAGCACTGTACTAAACGCATCCGTGACGCCGCGCTCTAGTCCTTGGCTATTGCCACCTTCGACATCTTTGGCCGTTACCTTGTCTAGATGGTGTTGGACATACGCTGGATAGAGAAGCAGGCTGCCCCTTCTCTGAACGATCAGCATCCGATTGCCTCCCACATAGGGCCCCCTGCGCCACTCATGCCGGTAGCTCATTGACCCAGCCCGCAGACAGGTCGAATGGCTGGCCTGCTTCGATCTGGGCCTTCAGCTCAGTAGCGCGCTCGATGTTGGCGTAGCCGGCCGCAACCAGCGACTGATGCCGCTGCAGCAGATCCACCATGGTGGCGGTTGCCGTGCCCTCCTGGTCGCGCCTGATGGCCTCTGCCAGCAGCACGGCCAGCATCGGATCCTCGTTCGAGGGATACAGCCGGGCGTTGGCCTGCAGCCGAGCGGCCTCCACCTGGTTCAGCAGTTCCTCCACGGGCCGGCGCTTCACCTCCAGCGTTTCCTCCCACGTCCCAACCGGGCCGCCAACTTTTGGGTTGGGGTAGTCCACAGGGCCCCAGCGGGCCTCTTCAAAGAAGATCGCAGGGTCATACTCCCTGACCTGAGGCTGGCCCTTCAAGTAGAACCGAATCTGGGTGCCGTCGTAGGGCAAGCCAAACAAGTTGGGCCAGCGCGCGCCGCCCGGATTGGTCGCCTCTTCGCCCCTTACAGGCACGAACAGATCCACGCTCTGCCCCTCCCGAGCGCCCGGCTCGTCGTAGTAGCGCACGCCGGTGTCAGGGTTGGTCTTGATGGTGTCGGTCATGGTCAGACAGGGGAGCGGGTGAAGATGAATTGAGCAAAGAGGCCCTGGGCGCCAGTGCCGACGCCCAGCAGATCGACGCCGATCCGATCACCGGCAGAGAAGGTGCCGCCAGTGATCGTGCCGCTGACATCGACCAGGCTGGCGCTGGCGGCCAGCGTGGCGTTGCCGGTCAGCACCGCAGTCTTGGTGCCGGCGGCTGTGCGCTTGTAGGCGTTAAAGGTGCTGGAGCTGCTACCGGTGTTGTCGATGTGGCTGCCGAACCTCACTGCCGTCAGGGTGAACGATCCAGACGGCACCGGCACCGGCACCTCGGCGTAGTTGGTGCCAGCGGTCGCAGTCTCGCCCTTGTTGCTGATCACCAAAACCAGGCCGTCACCAATGCTCGGCAGGCTCACCGTCTGAGTCGGCGCGTCGTAGGCCAGGGGTGCGGTGGCGGCAGCCACGCCCGCCGAGCCGGCCGGGCCAGTGGCGCCCTGCGGACCCGTGGCACCTTGCGGACCGGTGGGCCCGGCTGGCCCCGTGTCCCCGGTGTCCCCCTTCGGGCCGGCTGGGCCCTGTGCTCCGGTCGCGCCGGTGTTGCCGGTGTCGCCCTTCAGCCCTTGGGGACCTTGCGGGCCTTGCGGACCCGTTGGGCCAGTCGGGCCAGTCAGGCCAGTCGGGCCAGCAGGGCCTGGCGCGCCGTCCGCACCCGCGGGCCCGGGATCTCCCTGGGGTCCAGCAGGGCCGGTCGCCCCCGTCGCCCCCGTCGCTCCAGCCGGACCAGCGGACCCCGCAGGGCCAGCAGGACCAGCTGGACCCGCAGGCCCTGGCGTCAGCGCGATCTCCTCGATCGCCTCCTCCAGCGCATTCAGGTTCCCGTCGTGCTCCGCTGCCGTCAGCGGTGTGCCCTTCACCAGGCGCCGCACCAGTCCAAAAATGGCCATCAGGCGAAGACTCCTGTCTCGAACACTCCAGCCTCGAACACCGCCGGCAGCTGCATCCGGTGCAACATCAGCAGCCACCCGGTGTGGCCGTCGCTCTGCGGATCACGCACGCGCCACTGCGCGTCACGCACCTCCACGATGTCGTCCTGCCGAGGGGCCATCGGCAGCTCTGCGCCATCGATCAGCAGCACCGGCTGGTTGCTGCGCACCTGGATCCCAGTCTCTGGATCCAGGCCGATGTGCGAGTCCTGGTACACGCCACGCACTGGCCAGCTGCTGGCGCCGCGGCGGTAGGTGACAGGGGATCGCTCCCCCATCACCCGCACCACAGCGCGAAGAGCAATGCTGGCCAGGTCGCGGCGCATCAGACCACCGCTTCGTTCAGCTTCACCCGGGCCGCCGCATCCGTTGTGGCCTTGGCCACCGCGAACACGCCGATCAGGGTGTTGTTGGTGCTGACGGGGGTGACGCGCTTGTTGGTGTTGTCCCAGTAGGCCTTAGCCCCCTGGGTGGCGTCGGTGCCGGCGCCGGTGGCAGCCACCAGGCCATAGACGCTTTCCGTGTGGATGTTGATCACGTCGTTCTGCGCGCCATCCACAACGCACACGCCGAAGATGCTGCCGACCAACACACCCTCGCCCGACTTGCGGGCGTAGGGCAGTGTGACCTCCAGGTAGTCGCCTTCCTGGACATAGCCCAGGCCGGTGCTCGGATCGAAACCTTTCATGGTGTCCTCTCAATAGGGTGATCAGGAAGCCGGCGATCAGACGCCGGAGGAACGGTAGAAGCCGTAGTGGTGCGGCACCATGCAGCCGAAGTCGTGACGCAGGTAGGTCACGATGCCATCGGGGTCGCGCTTGATCTCCGAGGAGATCGTCGGACCGCCTTCCCCTTCCAGGTTGCCGTAGACAATGTTCTCCACGCCAAGGCCATCGCCAGCGAGATACCACTGAGGGCTGCCGTTGAGGCGAGGCTCAACGATCTTCTGGACGTAATTGGAGAAGATGTTGACGTTGCTGGTCTGGTTCGGGGTGATGGTGGTGTTGAACTTGTCGAACGCAGTCTCCAGCGAGGTGGGGAGAAGGATGTAACGCGCCTGCACGTACAGCTGGGTTCCCTCAAAACCCTTCTGGTTGTACATCTTTTCTCGTGCATCCGAGAAAGACGTTTCACCGATCACGCCAGTGCCGGTGTTGGCATGGTCTGCGTGGAACAGCGCCTTGCCGTCCATCATGCACTTGGCATTCCCGGTGAGCAGGGCCCACACCATGTTCGCCTCAAGAGTGGCGACACCACGACCCAGAACGTCAACCGCCCTGGTGATGTAACCAAGGTTGTCGTTGATGATCAGCCGGCGGCCGATCTTCAGGCCGCTGCCAAACTCGGAGATCGACCAGGAACCCTGCTGCTCCTTGATCGTCCCGAACTTGTATTCGCCGCCTTCCTTGATCTCCTGGGGGATGATCTGGCCACCGACTTCCATCTCTCGCATCTCGCGGAAGTCGGGAAGGTTACGCTGCGTCGCCAGTGGGCGCCAGGTTTGGCGCTCCGGCGCATAGGCGGCTTTCAGGCTCACGCGCTGGATGCTGGCCATCAGCAGCGGGAAGTCGCTGGTGGAATGCAGCGCGCGCTCAGCGAGGTCGCTCTTGTTCATCCCGCGATGGGAGATACCGGCCAGCTCCAGGCTGTCGCGGCACAGATCCAGCAGCGTGCTGCCTCGGTACTCGCGCGCGCCGCCCTCGTCCTCGCCGCCGAATCCAGCACGGGCTTTCAGATGGTCGAGCTTCGCGGCGAAGCGCTTCTCGCCATGGTCGAGGGTGACTTCCACGCGGCTGGTGCCGGCCGAAGACTGGCGCTCGGTGGTGGATCGGGCGTCGATCAGCTCAGCGCGGGCCTGGTCCAGGGCCACGCCACGCTCAATCAGGCCGTGGGCGATGGTGTCCTCCACGCCCAGCTTGCGGGCTGCATCGAGGATGCCGGCCGCCCGGCGGCGCTCCTCCGCGCGGATCTGCTCCACATCCACCGAAGCAGGCGCAGGGGCGGCGGGGGGAGCAGCGGGCGCAGCGGCCCGGGTTTCGATGGTGGTCTCAGGCGCAGGCTCAGCGGCCGGCGCCCCCTGGTTCAGTTCAGCCATGGATCGCTCCGTTGGGGTGGGGGTGGGCTCCTCCGAGCGCACCTGGGAACCGGCGTCGGCCGGAATTGGGACCAGCGAGAGCTCATAGGGCTCCCAGTCCACAGCGCGCTCGACCGGCGTCGTGCCGGTCTCGTCGCGCTCCGTCTTGTGGACCTTGTAGCCCACGCTGACGTTGCGGTAGATGCCGTCGCGCACGTCCTGGAAGATCGGCTCGACGTCATCCCGCGAGCTGAACTTCACCAGGGCACGGCCCTCGGTTCCACTCAGCCAGGCGCGCAGCACAACCCCGATCTGGTCTCGGAGGTCGTAGCTGCTGTGCGAGTTCAGCAGCGGCGCACCAGCGTTCAGCCGGTCCAGACGAACTGCACCAGGCTGCAAGCTGAGCTCCTCGATGTAGTCGCCGCGAGACCAGCTCGCGCGCTTCACCTGGGCCCCAGTCGTCCACACCATCTCGACCGTCCGCTCCTCGACGTTGATCGTCGATGGCTCGAACATCGCCCTGGTGTGTAGCAACTGATCCGCCATTGCCGTCTCCTACGCTCTCAGATTCTAGGGGGTGTTCCCAGCAGAGGCCCCGGCCGCCGGGGCCGGCACCATCTGCAGGGGCGGCGCACCGGTCGGCGGCAGCGCCGTGCCAGCCGGGCGGCCCTGCGTCAGGCCAGCGGCCGACACCTTCCGCGGGTCGATGTCCAGGGTGATGCCAGCTTCATCCATCAGGACCATCCACTCCTGCCACAGCAGGATCACGTCCTCCGGCTCGTAGCCCTCCGCGCGGATCGCCTCCTGCGGAGGCAGCAGGCCGCTGCGGATTCGGTCGCGGATGCTCGTGATCTCCGACTGCGGATCGAACAGCTCGCGCTTCGGCGGCGTCCAGTCGCCCACCAGGCCGTCGGTGTTCGTTCCCACCACACTCATCGCCGTGGCGGCCCACTGCCACACCCTGCGGAACACCGTCGGCTCCAGCGTCTGCCACGTCTCCGCCTTCAGCCGGCGCTGGAACCCGATCCAACCCATCCGGCCCTGCGTGAAGCTGCCCCCGGTGTAGTCGCCGGTGAGCTCCTCGTAGGTGATGCCGATCCCCGCCGCGACCTCCAACAGGTAGACCTTGATCTGCTGCGGCAGCTCGTTCGTCGCCGGCGGGCTGATCGTCCTGATGTCCTGCCCGGGGCCCAACGTCACGATCCCGCCCGGCTCGATCTTCGTGCCGATCGTGCTCTTCTGGTTGCCCATCCCATCCATGTCTACGATCGCGACCGCAAGGCATGCGGCAACCTTCTCCTTCAGCAGCCGCGAGTCCATCAGGTCCTGCAGGTCGCGCAGCCGCAGCAGCACCGGCGCCAGGCACGACACGCCCCGAGACATCCCGGGGCGCTCCGCCGTGAACAGGTGGATGATCTGCCCCGCCGGCACGGTGTTGCTCAGCACGCTCGTCACCCGGTGCGCGCTCTCGCCAGGGTGGTAGTTGTAGAGCCAGTAGTGGCTCGCCTTGTCCTCTGCGTCGTAGACGATCCCGCGCTTGGTGTAGCTGCCGCTCTCGCCGCCCGGTGTGTCGTGCGACTCGTCGATCCAGTCCGCCTCCATCACCTGGAGCTGCAGCGGCACCCGCAGGCCCAGCCGCCGCATCGTCGCGCTGCTCGGTGTCCGCGCGCGGATCAGCACCTCGCCGCTGCCCTTCCACGCCTGGACCACCTGGGCCATCAGCCCGTCGAAGTTCGCCTTGCCGTAGTAGTCGCACTGCAGCGGATCGGCCATCCAGGCCTGCATCAGCTGCGTCACATCGCGGCCGCGGCGGCCATTGCGCCGGCCGCCCTTCGCCTTGAAGCTCCACCCCTCGCCGAGCAGGTTGTCGGCCCACACCAGGATCGCCTTCCGCGCCCACGGGTGGTTGCGGATCTGCTCGCGCGCGCGGTCGCGGATGTCCGCGAAGCCCATGGCGCTGATCGCATCCGCCGATCCCCGCTGCACCATCCAGC